AGGACCGTCAGCCCCATAACCAAAATGCGTGGGGCGGATTTTTCAAAACTCATATTTTATAGAAATAGTTTTTAAAAGCCTATCCTATTTATTCTTTCTACTTGATATATTCTTTTTTAAGAGGTAATATGTAGCAAAGAACAAAGGAGGCATTTAATATGAATAGTGAAAACGACAAAGATAAAAAAAGATTATTAAGATTAGAAGAATGTTCGCTTCGCCTTGAGACGATACATCAGATGAGATGGAAATTGATGGAGACATTAAGTGATAATGAAAATCAAAATATTTATTATGAAGCAAACGAACTACTAAATGAAATAGAACATAAATTGTGGGATTATATAAATGGGAAAGTTGATTTATATTAATTCATAAGAAGTACCAAGAAAATAATTATAAAAACTATGAAGGAAGGCTACTTCCTTTTTTTATTTGTTAGGAGGAAATTTAATGTATCAAATAAATATAAAAGTAAATGCAGATGGAACACTTTCAACTCTAGATGGTACTTTAAGACTTGGTACAGAACAAGAGGTTTCAAGAACAAAACTTGTATTTGAGATTGACCATACTATAGAAGGTACTATACACTATGTAAAGTTTGCTCATAAAAAAGCAACGTACCTTTATAGAGTATCTAGTAGTAACTCATTGATAGTTCCTCCAAATGTATGCAGATATCCTGGTAGGTGGTTTATATCTTTTATTTCAAGTGACTCGACAATTAGCGGATCTACTATCTCTGGTAATTATGCATATATTAGTGAACCATATGAAGCAGTTGTAGTTAACGGTATTTTTGGAATTAATAATGAAAGCGAAGAATTAAAATTATTATCTAATTTAATTGAAGGTAGTAATTTTGATTTAGTAATACCTACTAGAACTCGTTATATTGGACAAAACTTTATGTATAAAAGTCCTTCAAAATTTTCAATTACATTACATGAAGATTTACAGACAATTGGTGAGAGGGCATTTGAGGAATCAAACATACAATCAATAAAATTTGCAAGTGATGGAAATTTATCAGCTATATACGACTATGCATTCCAAAAGACGAACGATTGGAAGTCGGGGGTAGCTATTCCTAGATCTTTATCAAGTTGGGGAAGATACGCATTTCATAATTCAAATGTTCCTTCAATAATATTTGAAAGCCCAAGTAAAATTAATACATTTCCAACATATTCTTTTGCATATCTTCAAACTTTAACCTATCTTGAGCTTCCTAAAGGAGTTGCAGGGTTTAGTGGTTCAGGGCAAACAATTAGCTATTGTAGTTCATTAAAAACACTTAAACTACCTAATACTTTCTCACTTGTAATCCAAGCATATCACATTAGAGATAATGAAGAACTTACTGAGATTATTTTAGAAAATGGCTGGAACTGTAGTGCTAACTTTTCTAATTGTAATAATTTAACAAGTAGTTCTATGGTCGCAATGTTTAATGCTCTTAAAAACTTAACCGGTCAAACTTCAAAAACTCTAACTTTGGGAAGTACAAATCTTTCAAAATTAACCAGCTCGCAAATTGCAATAGCAACATCTAAGAATTGGACAGTATCATAAGGAGGATTGATTTATGAGTAAGCAAGTTTATACAGCTGATGAAGGTAAGATCTTTAAATCAAAAATTGATGGTGCACTTTTATCGAATGTGTTATATTTAGGAATAGAAGATTCAATTTCAAACTACGAGCAAGTTGATGAAAGTGAGCTCTTAGGCAATGAAGAAGAAGCAACTTAATCCGGTTAATAAGGAATACAAAAGATTAAGTACTTTATTTAAAAGCATTGATGCATCAAAAGCAAAATTAGTTGATGAGCTTTTAAAGAAAGCAGCATTCCTAAAAGTTGAACTGGATAAACTTGAATCTATTATCTCTTTATCTTATGTAGTTCAAACTTCAAATAAAGGAAACCAAAGAGTAAACTTAGCCTACAAAACCTATCTCCAAAGCTTATCAACTTATCAATCTATTATAAAAACATTGAATACAATTCTTGGTAGGGACATAGATGATGGGGATGATTACTTTGATGAGTTTCTTAAAGAGGTAAATAAATAGTGAATTATCTACTTGAATATGTGAGAGAAATTAATGAGGGTAATATAATAGTTGGGAATGAACTTAAAATAGTCTTAGATAGATTAGTACAAGATTTAAATAATCCTCGTTATATTTTTGATGAAAGACCCGGGAACATTCGTATTGATTTTATTGAAAAGTTTTGTAAGCATACAAAGTCACCTTTTAATGGAGAACCGTTTATTTTAGAATTGTGGGAAAAAGCATTACTTCAAGTTTCTTATGGATTTAAGTTTGCAGAAACAGGACTTAGAAGGTTTAATGAAGTAGTCTTATTAGTTGCACGAAAAAACGGTAAAACAACTTTTATTGCAGGAATAGATTTAGCTGAATTCTTTTTATCGCAAGGTGGAGTTGATATTGTATGTGCAAGTAATACGAATGACCAGGCTTCTATTTTATTTGAAGAAATTAATAACATGAGGGAACAAAGCAAAGTTTTATCAAAGGATAAAAGAAGCAGAAAAAATATCTTTTATATTTATTCACCCAAATCTAAAAACAAGATCAAGAAACTCTCAGCACAGTCAAGGAACTTAGACGGATATAACATAGAAGTAGGTTGTATTGATGAGGTACATCAAATGACTGATTCAAAAGTTTATGATGCAATAAAGCAGAGTCAATCTACAAAAAAAGAACCGCTGATTTTTATAATTACCACAGAAGGTAATGTAGTCGGAGGTTTTCTTGATAAGAAATTAGAATATTGTAGGAAATTAATTAAAGGTGAGATAACAGATGAACGTATGTTACCTTGGTTATATACTCAAGATTCAATAAATGAAATATATGAAGATAAAGCTACTTGGCAAAAGTCTAATCCGTCTCTAGGAAAAATTAAAACGTACTCTTATATTGAAGACATAATGAATAAAGCTCAAAATGATTTATCAACTCGTCTTACAATGCTGTGTAAGGATTTTAATATTAAACAGCTAGAGTCAGGTTCATGGCTTACATTTAATGAGCTGAACAATGAAACAAAATTTGATATGGATTTAATAAGAGATAGCTATGCAATTGGTGGAGTAGATTTATCTTCAACGACTGACCTAACTGCAAGTATACTTCTAGTTATAAAAGATGGTAAGAAATATATCATTTCACATTTCTTTATGCCTAGCGAAGTTTTGGAAAAAAGAATGCAAGAAGATAATGTCCCATACGATATTTGGGTTAAACGAGGCCTGATTACTTTAACTGAAGGTAGTCAAAATGATTTTTCTAAGGTGACACAGTGGTTTTTAAACATGGTTCATAATTATGAGATTAGACCACTTTGGGTTGGGTATGATCCATGGAATTCAAGGTATTGGGTTGACGAAATGGAAGAAGCCGGTTTTACAATGGAAAAGGTAAGGCAAGGAATATATACTTTGTCAGAGCCAATGAAGCAGTTAGAAGCTGATTTAAAAAATAAGATTGTTATTTATGATAACAATCCCATTCTAAAATGGTGTTTAGCTAATACACAGGCAAAGGTTGATGTTAATGGTAATATTCAACCAAGCAAACTAAATAGTAAATATAAGCGAATTGATGGAACTGTTGCTTTAATCATATCTTATGCTGTACTTAACTTATATAAGAAAGATTATGAGAACATGATTAGTTAGGAGGTATTTTGATGGGTATTTTTAAAAGAAAGAAAAGAGTTGAAAATGCTGATTCTTATCATGTAATTACTGACATCAAAATACCATTTATGCCTTTTGGTAATTCAATTACGAATAGTGATGTCGTGCGAATTTGCATTGACAGAGTTGCAAGTCAATGTGCAAAACTTAAAGGGAGACATATTAAAATTGGGGTTGATGGAGTTCAAACTGAAAAAACAGGATCCATTGCTTTTCTTTTAAAATACAGACCTAATCAGTTAATGACTCCTTACCAGTTTTTATATAAAACTATTTCATTACTTTTATTAAACGATAATGCATTTATTTATCCAAAATACGATAAGGCTACATACAAATTAACTGCAATCTATCCATTAAACCCTATAATGGTTGAACCAATAGAAGATGATGTAGGGTCTTATTTTTTAAAGTTATATTTTGGTGACGGATCAAATTTTATCCTTCCATATGAAAATATTATTCATTTAAAAAGATTTTACTCAACAAATGATTTCTTCGGCGGGACATCAAGTAATGAAGCTCATGATGCTTTACTTAAAACACTAAGAATTAATGACTCATTACTTCAGGGGATCGAAAGCGGAATGCTTTCAAGTTTTCAAATTAAAGGTCTATTAAAAATTAATGGAATGTTAAAGGAAACTGACAAGCAAAAGCAATTAGAAGAATTTAATCGTGCTCTTGAGAGATCAGCTAAAGGTAAAAGTGCTATTATTCCTATGGATTCCAAGAGCGATTATACTCAATTAAATATTGATCCTAAGTTTATCGACGAACAAACACTTGAGTTTATTCAAAGTAAAATTCTAGATTACTTTGGTGTAAGTAAATCAATTTTTTCAAATCAATATGATGAAACGCAGTTTAATGCATTTTACGAATCAACAATAGAACCAATAGCAATTCAATTAAGTGAAACCTTTTCTAATGGCCTACTTTCAATTAATGAACTTGAACGAGGAGAAGAGATAGTCTTCTTTAGTGAAAGATTACAGTATGCATCTTGGACTACAAAGGTGGGGGCAATTGAAAAGCTTATGGGATTAGGTATAATGTCACTAAATGAGTCAAGAGCAATTCTCGGATTAGAGCCAATTGAGAATGGGAATAAAAGACTACAGTCACTAAATTATGTTGATGCTAGCAAAGCTAATCAGTATCAAATAGGAGGAAATGAAAATGAAGAAAACAATAAATAAAGAATCGCGTCTTGCAGATGTAAGATTTGAGGAATCAGATGGTAAAATGATTCTTGAGGGATACGCTATTGTTTTTGATAATGAAACTTTAATTGGAGATGAGGATAATGGTTTTATTGAAATAATAGATAGAAACGCATTAAATGAAACCTTAATGAGAGATGTTCCTATGAAGTATAATCATATGGACTCTTTTTTAATTATCGCTAGAACAAAGAACAAATCACTTACATTAAGTGTTGATAATATAGGATTAAAAGTTCATGCTGAATTGATAGATACGCAATCAAATGCAGATATTTATAAAATGGTTCGTGCAGAACTTTTAGATAAGATGTCATTTGCATTTACAGTTGCGAAGCAAAGTTGGGATAGGAGTGGAAAGATACCAATACGTAGAATTCTTGGAATTGAGAGGCTGTATGACGTATCTATAGTAGACTACCCTGCTTATGATGCAACTAGTATCCATGCTCGTTCTTTAGAACTTGTGGATGCAGAACTAAAGGCTATGGATTTAGAAGAGCAGAAACGTAAAGCAAAAGTCATCAAGCATAGAATAAAAATTAAATCTACCATTTAGGAGGAATAAAAATGAATTTGATTAAAAGAAAATCAGAAATTGAAGCTAGATTAATTGAGATTCGCACTGCAAGTGCTGATGAAAATGATGTAGAAAAACTATCTGCTTTTGAAGCTGAAATTGATAAATTACAAGAAGAAAGAGCAATGATAGAAAAGAAGATGAGTATCGCTAGTAAAAGCGATATTAAAGTTGTAAATGTTGAAACTAATTCGCAAAATAAAGAAATATTAGAAAAGCGTGGTCAAGATTTAAAAGAAAAAAGAACAATTACAGTATCAGCTGGTGAGATTTTACTACCTACCCATATTGCATCAAATATATCAGAAGTTCCTTTTAGAGAGGTATCAACTATCGTTGATAAGGTTAGTGTTGTGAATTTAAATGGTGGTGAAACATATAAGAAATCATTTATTAAATCTCACGGAGAAGCTGGTTTAACTGATGAGGGTGGTGCTTATGAAAATACTGAGCCAGTATACGACTATGTAACTATTACAAAGGTAAAGGTTACGGCTTATACTGAAATCACTGAAGAATTAGAAAAGCTACCTTCATTACCATACCAAGCTGAGGTTTTAAAGAATATTCAGGTATCACTTAAAAAGAAAATTGCCCAACAAATTCTAAGAGGTGCAGGAAGTTCTAATACTTTCACAGGTATCTTCTCCCCAAATGCAACAGCTATTGAATCATCAAAAGACTTAGAAATAAGTACTATTACCGATACTACTTTGGATGATATTGTATTTGCATATGGCGGTGATGATGAAGTTGAAGGAGGAGCATGTTTAATCCTTAATAAAAATGATCTAAGAGCATTTGCAAATTTAAGAACACCTGAAGGAAGAAAAGTTCATACGATAGATTACTTAGCTAGTACTATTGATGGAATCCCTTACGTAATTTCTTCTCATTGTAAATCTTTAAGTGATCCTTCAACTGAGCCAGGAGAATACTGCATTGCATATGGGGCATTAAAAAATTATGAAGTTCCTATTTTCTCACCTATAGAAGTTGGAAAATCAACTGATTATAAATTCAAAGATGGAATCATTTGCTACAAGGCTTCTGTATTTACAGGAGGTAACGTTGTAGGTTTTAATGGCTTCTTACGTGTTAAGAAAGGTTCTGAGTAAGTTAACATTCAAGAGGGTTAATAGCCCTCTTTTATATGTCAAGTAGTGCAATAATTTAGCAGTGTGAGTTACTAAGTGGATGTAACAAGTAAAAAGGTACAATGAACTGAAATGAGTATGAGTAGGAAGGAACAATGAACTGAACGAAAGTAAGAGTAAAAAAGTACAATGAACGTGAACCGAGTAGAAAGGAACAATGAAACCGACCTCAGTACTAAGGGAGTAAAAAGGTACAACGAAATGCTAAACTAGTAAAAAGGAATAATGAAATGAAATCAAGTAAAAGTAAAAAGGTACAACAAAAAGAAAAGAGTAAAAGTAAAACGGAACAATGAAAGTGATATGAAGCGATAAATGTAATAAAGGAGTGTTAAACTATGAGTGATAATATAATTATCAAAAATAAAGTCAAAAAGGCATTAATGATTCCTTTGGATGAAATATATGCCGACGATGAAATAGAGCTACACATAAAATCCTGTCAACAGTTGATTCAGTCAACTGGTGTCAGTGAAGATATAGCTTGTAGTGATAATGGAATCGTGGAAGCTTTAGTATTAATTTACTGTAAGACTTTTTATGGCTTTACAAATGACGGAAGTGTAAAACAACTGCCTCCAAGTTTTGACTTTCTGCTTCGACAGTTGGTGCTGACGGTAAAGGAGTAAGTTTTTATGTTTCCTAACTCAGCTAACACCCGCCTTACACTGCTAAGCATTACATCAAGTGTTGATGCACTTGGTAATAAAAGAAATATTGTGAAATCAAAAAAAGAAGTAATCGGTAGTAAAAGATCTATTACTCAAAGTGAATATCAAACAAGTATAAATACAAGTGTTAAATATGATTTAAAAGTTGTAATACAATCTGTTTTGTATGATGAATCTAAATTTGTTAATGTAAATGGTTCACTTTATAAAATCGAAAGAACTTATTTAAATGGTCAGTTCATAGAACTGTACCTTACAAGTTCTAATATTGAGGTTGAATATGGCAGTTAATATTGATGATCTAGGGATTAAAATTAGCGATTTAATAAAAGACTATGCTGATGATGTAAAAGATGGTTTGGAAGAACGATTAAATCAAACTGCTAATGAAATATTAGAATACATAAAAAAGAACTGTCCTAGAAGTGAAAATGGATATAAACACTTAGCGGACAGTTTTATTCTGACAACTATAGGAACTGGTGCAACAAAAACAATTTATATTTCATCAAGCACTAAAGGGAGATTAGTTCATTTAGTAGAGCTTGGTTTTAAACATATAGGTGGAAGGTTTGTTGAAGCAAGACCATTTATGAGGCCAGCATATGAAACTTTTACACCTAGTATGCTTGAAGATATTAAATCAATAATTAGAAATGGAGGAAAGTAAATGAACTTAACTAAGCTTTTCTCGATTTTAAATACAGTGTTACCAAATAAAATATTTTATGGATCAAATATTTATGACAATGATGATAATGCATCAATGCCTTTTATTGTTTATCAAGAAATAACAAAAAGACCTAGAGGATATGTGGATAATCATCCTTCTTGGTATAGATCTACAATTCAAATTACTTTAGTTACCAAATCTAAAGATATAAATTTAGAAAGATCACTAGAAAAAACTATGCTAGATAATGATCTAATTTATTCTTTAATAAGTGAAAACCGTAATTCAGATAGATCGGTTAATAGAGTTTATGAAATAAATATGGAGGAAATCTAAATGCCTAATAACAGAGTTACATTTGGTTTGACAAATGTACATTATTCAAAAGCAACCCAAAGTGCTGATGGTACATGGACTTATGCAACACCAGTTCGCTTATATGGTGCACAGGAGTTTACAAGCGACATTGTTGGTGGAAGCACATCAGTATATGCTGATGATGCAGTGATAGCAACATTAGTCCAACATGCTGGTCGTACTATATCACTTAAGATGACTGAGATAAGTGATGAATTTAAGGTTGATATACTAGGATATAAAAAATTAACTAATGGAAATCTTGTTGAAATTACAAATGCTGAAGTAGCAACATTTGCACTTGGTTGTGAATTTCAAGGAGATGCAAAAGCGCGTAGAGTTTGGTTTTATTTGTGTAGTGTTTCACCGATAAACGAAGCAAGTAAATCAAAAGCTGATAGTGTAGAAGCAAATGCAATTACACTTAATATTACTGCTCGTCCTATTCAAATTAATAGTAAGTATTCAACAACACACATAACATCTTGCTACGGTGATTCTAATTATTCGACATTCTTAACTTCAATACCAGTATTACCTGTAATTGAGGATGAATAATAATGGAAAGAAGTATTACATTAGGAGGAAATGAGATCAAACTTCGTTCCTCTTTATTTACAATTATTAGTTACCGTAGCGTATTTGGTACAGAGCTATTTTCGGACGTTAAAAAACTTGATGGATTAAATGCAAAAAGTGAAGAAGAAGTATCTGTTTTAATTGATACAATATTTAAAATAACATATATTTTGCATAAGCCATTCACAAGTAAATCATATGATGAATTTTTAAATGAGTTTGATTTTTCAATTATTAGTGAAATCAAAGAGTTAGAAAATCTAGCAAAAGTAATTGGGGAACTTTTAGGATCAGTAAAAAAGCCAATGTCCACACCCTAGTAATGACTCAGGTGAAAGCCATTCTCCCACAGCTAATATAATATTTAACCTGGCTCAGCTTGGTATACCGATTAGAGATGCTGAGCTTTTTGATATTTCTACATATCTTGAATTACTAGATATTCAGACAAAAATGGTAAGAGGAGATATTGCCCCTAAAAGAGCAACACAAAAGGATATTGATTTATTTTTACTTTAGGAGGTGAGATGAAGTGGCTGAGACTGTCAAAGGATTAAACATAAAACTTGGACTAGATACAACTGAACTTGATTCAAAAATAAAAGACTTAAGTAAAGATTTAAAAGAGCAATCTAAAGATTTGAAAGCAATTAATAGTGCTCTTAGGTACGATTCTACAAATGTTGAACTTTGGAAAAAAAGACAAGCCACATTAAATCAAACCTTAGAAGTAACCAAGAAGAAGATTGAAGCCCAAAACGCAAAACTTGAAGAAGCTAAAAAAGCTGTTCAAATAGGTGCGATTAGTGAAGAAGAGTTCAATAGGCTTAAAAGAAGTGTAATGTATACTGAAGCAGAAGTAAGTAAGCTTAACACTGAACTTGTAAAAACTAATGAAAAAATTAAGACCTTAGGTAATGTGAAGTGGGATGAACTTGCAAAGGTTGGAAGTGGTCTAACTAAATATGTTACCGTACCAATAATTTCTGCTACTACAGCATTAACTACATTAACATTTACTTCAATGAATGCAGCTGATGAAATTGCAGATAATGCAGCTAAGGCATATATATCTGTAGAGGCATATCAAGAATGGGCTCATGCTTGTGATATGTTAGCAATGGATACAGCTAAGCTTCAAAATGTCTTTGTCAAAGTAAATGCATTACTTGGTGATATTGCTTCAGGAAATGGAGATAAATTTCAAGATAAATTGTCTCTGATTGGTATAACTTTTAAAGAGCTTGAAGGCTTATCTACTGATGAAGCATTTACAAAAATAAGAGATGCTTTATCAGAAGTAGAGAATGAAGCAATTCGTGCGGCAGTTGCAAACGAGATTTTTGGAGATCAACTTGGTAGTGAATTGGCAGAAGTTATCAGTGTATCAAGTGATGAGATTTCTCGATTTAGAAAAGAAGCACATGAACTAGGGGTTGTAACAAATGAGCAAGCAGAAATTGCAGGAAAATTTACTGATGAAATAGGGAACTTAAAAAAGTCATTACAAAGTGTAGGTTATGCAATAGCTGTAGAAGTAGTACCATACATTAGTGCAATTGCAGAGGTAATACAAGAAAAAGTTGTACCATCAATTAAACGATGGATTGAAGCGTGGCATAATTTAACTGAACCAACAAGATCTATTATTATAACAATTATCGGAATAGTTGCTACAATTGGTCCATTATTACTAATCATAGGTAAGATTGTACCAGTGTTAAAAACTATGACAACAGCAATCAAAGCATTTGATCTGGCTAGTAAAGCAGCTAGTATAGGTTGGGGTTCGTTAATTGCAATTCTTGCAATCTTTCTACTTCAAAATGAAAAGTTTAGGGAGTTACTTGGAATTATTATTGACGCTATTGGTAGAGTTCTAGATGTGGTGATGGAGTTAATAAATAATTTAATAAGTGCAATAATGCCTGTTGTAGAAGTTGTTATAGGACTAATTGAAGAAATTATCGATGCACTTGTTAATCTACTAAGTCAGATTCTTGAACCACTAATATCAATAATCAATTTAATAATTGATATTATAAAAAGCTTAACTCCAGTAATTGAAGAAATAATAACTCAGTTGGTAAATTTATTAATTCCTGTAATAGAAATATTGATGAGTATTTTAAGGCCGATTATTGTTATAATTCAAATAATCATTAGTTTAGTAGTAAAAGTAGTAGAAACATTATCTGGTTTAATTAGTTCTGTATTCACATCACTCATTGGAATTATTACTGTTGTTGGAAATATTCTAAGTGTTGTTATTGGTTTAATTTCATTTCTTGTTGAAGTATTAGGCACAATTCTAAAACCAATTTTAGAAATAATTATTGCAATATTACAGCCTTTACTGGGAATTATTGAAATTATTATATCTGTTATCGCTACACTAATGAAACTACTTGAACCATTAATAAATATAATACTGCAGCCGTTATTTATCATGCTTAGTGCCATTTTTGGAATTATTTCAGCTTTAGCACCAGCATTAAAAGTAATTGCTCAAGTAATTCAAGCAGTATTAATCCCAATACTTAATATCCTATTTAAAATCTTACAACCAATCCTAGATATACTAAATGCAATAATTGATTCAATTAAATGGATTGTTGAGGGGATAGGTAATGTATTTTCTTGGGTTGGTGATATTATTGGTGATATTGGAAGTTGGTTTTCTGATGCTTTTACTATTAAAGGAAGTAATAGAGCAACTACAAATAATAATACAAACAATAATACTACAAACAACATAACCGTTAATACTACATCACCTACAATTGATATAGATGCTTTAAATAGGAAGCTAGGAGGTAGCTACTTATAATGAGACAGTTTTATTTAGTTGATGATGTAGGATCTACCTTCATCTTTGATTATCGTTATTCTACTCTTCTTATTGGTGTTGATGGAATTGGTGTAAGTAGAGAAAATACATATTTAAATTATAGTGGAACTTATAAGTTAGTAAAAAGAATAAATCCTAGAACTCAGATTTCAGGAACTATTGTATTCCTAAAAGGGTATGCAGGTTATACTAATTTTCTAAACTATCTTAAAAACTGTAAAGGTTCTTTAAGATTATTTTACAAAGCTGATAACCTTAAATATATTTATGTAGAAGTTGAATCTATTGGAAAAACTGAGATTTCTTATGGTGTATTACAATGTACTATAGTGTTTGATAAGCTTTCTATGTGGTTAAATAAAGTTAGCCATACAATAACTGTAAATGAAAACTCTCTAAATAAGGTTTATCCATATAGGTATCCTTTCACCTATTCAAGTTCATTTAATGGTGAAATAACAGTAACAAATAATGGGTGTGTTAGAGCACCAGTAAGAATTGAGATTATTGGTAAAACAAGTTATCCCGTAATTGAGATTATTAAAGATGGAAATGTTGTTTCAAAAATGAGACTATTAGTAACTAGCAGCAATATTAATGATATTATTGTGGTTAATTCTGAAGTAACAAATCAAGAAATGTCTCTAACCTCAAATGGAAATACTTTAGATATTTATCAATATCAAGATTTTACTTGTGATAACTTTTTGTTTTTAGACGTAGGTACATTTAGGATTAAATTTTCTCCAGGTGTTAGTGATTATTCTATCTGTAAATTTCAATTCTTAGAAATGTATGAGGGAAATTAAATGGAACTTATATTCTTAAATCGATCTACTTTTAAAATCGTGGATTACGCATATGTGAGTGATGATTTTGAACTTATAATGGATTCAGTTGTTTATCAAAAGTCATTCTTTGTAGTAAACAAAACAAATATTAATGCAACGATAGGTGATATTGTAATTTTAAGAGATACCACTTATTTTTATATTGGTATAGTCGAAGCAATGGAAGTAAAGGATAAATTTCAAACAAAAATCGAATCTAATGACTTTACTTCCATTTTTGATATAAAAGTTCCAGTCAATACTTATAGTGGAGATGTTGGTACCTATTTGATGAATTTAATAACATATGCATTTAAAACAAATGAAGATCCCCGACAAAACTTCAGTTATATTACAATTAGTAAAAGTACCTCTATACAAGGAACACTTAATTATAATAATGAACTTTTAAGCATAACAGAAGTAAGCGAAATGCTTAGCAAAGCATACGGAGTAAGATTTAACTACTCCTTAAGGCTGAATTATGATGGACGGATAATTGGTATAAATATTGATATTGCATCAGTTACAAGAGGATTAATAATTAAATCTAACCTGCCTTGCATAACAAATTTAAAGATAACTGATTCAAATAATCATATTATTAATAAGATTGTATTTTATCCAAAAAACGATAACCACACTTATACTAGTCTGGTCAGTTATTATTTACTTACCACCGGAACTATTACAACTAACAAGAATCATTCAGATAGATACCAATATGTAAAAAGTATAAGTAGTTTTTATTCTGATAATGAATATAGTACACTTCTTACTAAAGCTCAAAGTGAACTTCTAAAAAATAATTTAGAACATAGTATTGAGTTTAAAATAAACATGGATAATGATATTATCATTCCATTTAAAAATTTAAGAATAGGTGATTACGTAGAATTTATAACTGATACAAAAGTATATAATACTATGGTTACTCAATTATCTTTTAAAGGTAACTTTTATGAATGTTCGCTTGTACTCGGTGAGTATCGGGTAAAACTAACCGATAAAATTAAACTTTTGGAGAAGAAATAGGAGGAAATAATGGCAGTAGTAAAAATAACATTTGATGGTAGTAGTGTTTCTGCTGCACAAGATGCTGTTATAAACCACTTTTTATGTGGTGAAATTATGGCCGGAATATTCGAAGGTATTGGAGATGAATTATCTTATTCTGTTTCAAACAACTATATTACTTTTGATGAAGGATATGTACAAATTTGTGGAAGAAGAATATATGTGGAAGCAGGAAGCCAAGTTTATATATCGCTTGATTCATCTAAATATGGTTATGTAATTCTTGATGTTAATCTTTCATCAAATAGCGTGACTCTAACAAAAGTAGAAAGTACTTCAACATATCCAAATCTAATACAAGAAAACTTATTTGCAAATGGTACTAGATATCAATTTCCAATAGCAAAATACTCTAAGAATACATCATCAATAAATCTTCAATCATTTAACAGAACAATGATACCTACACCTTTAAGTTTAGCTGATTCTGGTTATTACAGAGCAATTAATTATGTACAAGATAAATATAAAGTGAAGTTTTTTTCTTATCCTACAAGTCAAACAGGATCTACATATAAATGGGATTTATCTGGATATTATATTACAAAATGCTTGTTAGTAGCTAATATTGACGATAATATTTTAGTGCCAATTCCAGGCACGTTTTTAAGTGGAAATTCAATTTTTACAATTTATTATCGCGTTGGTAGTACAGATCGTACTCTTATTGGAGAATGGTTATCTGGAAATATATTACTACTTACAACAAATTCTACAAGCATTAAAGTAAAAGAAATAACTCTTTATCAGTTCGGTGATTAGTAGTGAAAAATACAATAGAAGAAATATTTAAAGAAAAAGTACTTTGCATCTTTTATGGAGGCTCTCATGCTTATGGATTAGCTAGCGAAAAAAGTGACAAAGATGTTATGGTAATTATTGATGATAATAAACCACTTAGACACTATATTTATTTTAATGATTTAACAAAAGAAAGAATAGAATGTTTTATAGTGGGAAGAAGTTATTTTAAAAAAGTTCATTCTTTTGATGATGATACAAATGATTTTGTTGTAGCACATGCAGACAATATTCTAGGACTAAAATTTCATAATACTCTTATATATATTGATGAATCTTATAAAAATGAATTTAATCAAATAGTTTGTGAAGATTGGTCTTTAAAACTGGCTAAGTTTTTACATAGATTTGTTTCTTTTTATAAATTAACAATTCAGTATGATGCACCAAATTATAAAAAACATTACCATGTATATAGAATCAGAGCCATGTTAGATAATCTTGATTTAACTGGCTCTTTTGATTTAACTTATGTTGAACCTTATAAAACGATAATGACTGTATTTAAAGATCATTATCGATTTATCCCAAGTAAGCATAAAGAAATTAATGAAATCTTGGATTATATAAAAGATTATGCTAATAGGTTGGAGGAAAAGAAGTGAGTAATGCATTAACAATCGTTTTATCAATCATAAGTGTTTTAGGGACATTATCTTCAATCCTATTTGCTTATCTTGCATTTAAACGAAATAATAAAGTAGAAGATAGAAATGAAGGTAAAAGTCAAGGCGTTCTAATTAGTGATGTGGGTTACATTAAATCAAGCATAGACAGAATGGAACGTTCTCTTGAAAAAGTAGAAGATAGATATCATGATGTATTTAATAGGCTCATAAAAGTTGAACAATCAAATGCATCAGCACATAAACGAATTGATGAAATCATTTCTAAAGGAGGAAAAAAGGAATGAACGAAATATTATTAAACATATTAAGTGTTGTTGTTACTGCTATAATTATTCCATTAATCACATGGTGCGGTACAGAACTTATAAAGTTCATACAAACTAAAACAAAGAATGCTCAAGCTAGAGAATATTCTGTATTAGCGATAAATATTGTAACAACAGCTGTAAAATCTGTATTTCAAACCTATGTTGAATCCTTAAAAAAGAATGGTGAATTTACCATTGAAGCTCAAGATGAAGCACTAAGACGTGCGAGAGATATAGTTAAAAGACAAATTAAAGATGATGTAAGAAATTACATTATTACAAATTATGGAGACTTTAATACATGGCTAACAAGCCAGATTGAAGCAACTATTAATACATTAAAGAATCAATAAAATGCCCTCATTCTTGAATAACAGGAATGAGGTTTTTTTTCTTTTGCTTAAATTCAAAAACACAGGCCTATATTAGGCTTTGAGTTCGCTTTTAGTATAGTATTTTAATTCATTATCAAATATTTTAATAAACCAACACAGGCCCAATAACAAAAAGTTTTTAATTATTGGTGCTCAAAATTCATAAAAATGTCCTATTACTATTGAAAGAAATTACTTCAGGAGGTAATAAAATGACGCATAAAGAAAAAGAGAAAATCATTGAACTAAGAAAAAAGAGATATACTTATGGACAAATAAGTATTGAACTTAATATACCTAGAAGTTCAATAAGTACTTTCTGTAAAAGAAATAAAATAGATGCTGGAAGTGAAGATAAATATGTTTCGTGTAAGAATTGTGAAAAAATTATAAAACTTGAAAGGAAAAGAAAACCAAAAAAATTTTGCTCTGATGAATGTAGAGTTAGTTGGTGGAATAAACATCAGGATCTTGTAAATAAAAAGGCTTTTTATGATATTACTTGTTCTGCATGCGGTAAGCAATTTAAAGCTTACGGTAATAAAAAGCAAAAGTATTGCTCTCATGTGTGCTATATTAATATTCGTTATAAAAAAGGAGGTGAGAAAAATGACTAATAATCATAGAAATAATGTTGAGAAATACTATGCTAGTTTAATGCAAATAAAACAAATGTTAAAATTAGGTATTATAAATAATAATGATTTTATCAGAGCAGAAAGGATTATTGCAGATAAATATTGTATCAAAATTAGTAGTATATATCGCCCATATGACTTGATAGATTCCTCTTTAAGAGGTAATATCGTACACAACATGGGGTGATTTAGATGAATAAAAATGTAACTGTGCTTCCTCAAAAACTAGAATTAGAAAAGAAACTACGTGTAGCAGCATATGCGAGAGTATCTGATTGCAAAGATGCAATGCTACAATCATTATCAAATCAAGTAAGTTATTATAGTAATTTAATTCAAAATAATAATAAGTGGTTGTATGCAGGTGTTTATATTGATGAAGGAGTAACAGGAACTAAGGATGAACGAGTAGAGTTTCAGAGAATGATTAATGATGCCAAAGCTAGAAAGATAGATGTAATCATTACGAAATCTATATCAAGGTTTGCTAGAAACACAGTAACACTACTAAGCACGATTCGTGAACTTAAACATATAGGTGTTGATGTTTATTTTGAAGAACAAAACATTCATACAATAAGTAGCGATGGTGAATTAATGATAACGATA